CACTACGATGCAGAGACTCTTAGAGAAGCTCTTGATAACGATGCTCCCGTTGTTGGTCATAACATGATTGGCTTCGATGCTCCAGTTATCAAAAAAGTATGGGACATAGACATAGACAAAAGTAGGCTTATAGATACTTTAGTTTTGTCAAGGCTTGAGAACCCTCAGAGAGACAGAGGCCACAACCTCGCTAACTGGGGCAGTATCTTAGGTTTCCCTAAAGGAGATCATAACGATTGGTCAAAGCTTTCTCCAGAGATGGAAGAGTACTGTGTACGTGACGTAGAAGTAACTGAACAAGCCTTTCATTATTTAATGACTGAGCTGGAAGACTTTAGTGAAGAGTCAATAAAGCTAGAGCATGAAGTTCAACATATAATAAACCAGCAAATAAAGTACGGCTGGATGTTGGACATAAAGAAAACTCATAACTTGTTGGCTTTGCTAAAGGAAAGGAAGTATGACTTAGAGGAAACCTTACGTAAAAGGTTCTTACCTTTACCAACTTTTGTTGAGGAGGTAGAGCCAAAGCGTAAGAAGGATGGGTCTTTGTCTAAAGTTGGACTTAAACCCTTTGGTGAGCATTGGACTGATGTTTCAGGAACTTTTAGCAGGATTGAATATTCTTGCTTTAACCCCGGTTCCAGACAGCAGATAGGACAACGCTTGAAGATGTGCGGATGGAAACCTAGAAAGTTTACTGATACGGGTCAGCCGATGGTGGATGAGTCTGTTTTGTCACAGATAGAAAATATACCTGAAGCTAAACTAATATCGGAATACTTGCTAGTCCAAAAGCGCATGGCACAGGTGTACAGTTGGATAGACGCAGTGGATGAGGAAGACGGTAGGGTTCATGGATACGTGAACAGCAATGGGGCCGTGACATCTCGCATGACCCATTCTAAGCCAAATCTTGCTCAAGTCCCTGCCTCTTACTCCCCTTATGGACAAGAGTGTAGAGAATGTTGGGCTGTACCCTACGGTAAATCATTAGTTGGTTTTGATGCCAGTGGACTTGAGTTACGTATGTTAGCTCATTACATGGGCGATAAGGAGTACACCAATGAAATACTCAACGGAGACATTCACACCGCTAATCAAAAGCTTGCAGGGCTTGAACGAAGAGATCAGGCTAAAACTTTCATCTATGCCCTCCTCTATGGGGCAGGAGATGGAAAGCTTGGGACAGTGGTTGGAGGAGATGCTGGAGATGGTGCAGAACTTAGACAACGATTTATGTCTAATCTCCCATCATTTGCAGATCTTAAACTCAGAGTATCGTCAAAAGCTCGAAGAGGACAGCTAAAAGGTTTGGACGGTAGACTACTGCATATCCGTAGTGAACACTCTGCCCTCAACACATTGTTGCAGGGTGCTGGGGCAATAGTTATGAAGAAAGCGTTGGTCATTCTAGATGACTATGCACAACGCTGGAAGCTTGACTACCACTTTGTAGGTAATGTCCACGATGAGGTGCAGACTGAAGTGAAACAGGGGCAGGAGGAGAAGTTTGGTAGGCTGGCAGTTTCTTGTTTGGAAGCTGCTGGCCTTCACTTCAAACTTAGATGTCCGTTAACAGGAGAGTACAGTTATGGAAAAAGCTGGGCTGAAACTCATTAGTGATACAAGTCGAAAGGGAGACTTTGCTGAGTACTACGCAGTCACTTGGCTGTGGGATAACGGATATGAAGTGTTTAGAAACTCAGGCAGCACAGGAATGATAGATTTAATAGCTATTAAGGATGGAGAAATAACACTTATAGACGTTAAAACGGACAAAGTTACTAACACTTATTACAAATCATACTCTAGTCAAAGAACTGAAGAACAAAAAAAAGCAGGGGTAGTGGTTTTGTCTTTTGATCCTAAAACTAGAAAATGTAGGTTTGTAAAGCATCGTAAAGGCTCTGATAATGAAAACAGTTAATACTTTAGTTAAAGACATATACGCCTTAGTCAAAACTAAACGAGTAGACAAGGCAGTAGACGCTGAAGCTGAAATAGAGAAGTTCGGTGAAGCAGTCAAAGACTTAATGAGAAAAGAGTTTACTAATCGTGGACACTTTGATGCACGTAAGTTACGTATGTCAAATATAGGTAAAGACGATAGGTATCTTTGGAATCATTACAACAACGTAGGCCCGAAAGAACCTATGCAACCTGCTACCTTAGTTAAGTTCCTGTACGGACACTTGATTGAAGAGTTGCTTTTGTTTCTCACTAGGCTTTCAGGACACTCCGTAACGGATGAACAGAAAGAGTGTGAAGTAGACGGTATTATGGGACACATGGACTGTAAGATAGATGGAGTAGTAACTGACGTAAAGTCTGCTAGTAGTTATGGATTTAAGAAGTTTAAAGACGCAACGCTGGCTTTTGATGATCCTTTTGGTTATATAGATCAAATCAAAGGCTATGCACATTCCGAAGGTGACACTAAGTTTGGTTGGCTAGCTATGGACAAACAGAATGGTCACTTAACTTACTTACAGTATGATTTAAAGGACACACAAGCTCCTGTACACAAAGTTTTGGAAGAAGACATAGTAGCTAGGGTTAAGCACATAAAAGAGGTTGTGAAGGCTAAGGAGCCTCCTGAGCACTGCCACGAGACTGTGCCTGACGGTAAAAGCGGTAACATGAAGCTAGCCGTAGGTTGTTCTTACTGCCACTTTAAGTTTTCCTGTTATCCTAACTTAAGAATCTTTGCTTACTCTACTGGCCCTAAGTTTTTGACAGAGGTGAAAAATGAACCGAAAGTTCCTGAAATCCAAGGGCTATAAGAATAAGTACAGGTCAGGACTTGAGGCTACTTTTGCTAAGATACTGCCTAAGAGACAGTTTTCCTACGAGCCTTACAACGTCCCTTACGTAATGCACCGAAACTATAAACCAGACTTTGTGCATAAGAAAACTGGTATTATGATTGAATGCAAAGGTTTCTTCAGAGCCGGGGATACTATGAAGTACAAGTCAATCAGAGACAGTAGTGACAAAGAGTTAGTATTTCTTTTGTCAGATCCTAACAAGAAAATACGTAAGGGTGCGAAGATGACTATGGGGCAGTGGTGTGACAAGGAAAACTTTAAATTTTTTACAATAGCTGAAACTAAGGAACTGGTAAATTATGTGTCAGCCTAGACTAACAATGGAAGAGATTAAGGAACGTCTGTTACAAAGATACGATCCTGATGACCTAGTGGAGTCTTTAGATTTGTCAAGTGAAGAAATACTTGATAGGTTTGAAGATAAGTTAATTAACAAGCTTGAGTACTTCGAGCAAGAACTGGAGGACGAAACGTACAATGAAGAGTATTGATGAAGCTAGCCCACAACAATGGGACGCAGTAACTAGGCCAGCACATTATAATCAAGGTGGCATGGAAGCTATTGACTACATTGAACAGCAATTAGATGAAGATTTTTCTTTCTATTGCGAAGGATCTGTGTTAAAATATATGCACAGGTTCAAGTACAAACAAAAGCCTTTGGAGGACTTACGCAAAGCTAGGTACTATCTCGAAAAGCTTATTGAATGTGAACTGGAAAAAGAAGTTCAAAGGGGAGGGTAATATCTAGTGTTAAGTGAAACTAAAACTGGAGTTCAGGATTATTTAGGTATCAGCATAGACTATGCAAGAGAAGATAACTTAAATGATTTCTCCTTGAGTACTCTCAAAGACAGATACTTCTGGAAGGAAGAAACACACGCTCAAGAAGCTTTTGCTAGAGCTTCCGTTTATGGAGCTACCTACCAAGGTGTAGTTGACTACAAGCTAGCTCAGAGGCTTTATGACTACTCCAGTAATCTCTGGTTTATGTTCAGCACTCCAATATTGAGTAATGGAGGTACTACTCGTGGATTACCTATTTCTTGCTTTCTTAATTTTGTTCCTGATTCCAGAGTTGGCTTATCTTCTCACTATGATGAAAATATCTGGCTTACTTCGTCCGGGGGAGGATTGGGTGGTTATTGGGGCAGTGTTAGGAGTAACGGTGTGGCTACTTCTAACGGCTCTCAGTCAACTGGTAGCATACCTTTCATGCACGTTGTCGATAGCCAGATGCTAGCATTCAATCAGGGTGTAACCAGAAGGGGAGCTTACGCTGCCTACATGGACATTACGCATCCTGAAGTGGAAGAGTTCATAGCAATGCGTAAGACTACTGGTGGAGACTTGAACCGTAAGTGTCTTAACTTACACAACGGCATAAACATCACTGATGCTTTTTTGGAAGCTGTAAAGAAGGATGAGGATTGGAGACTAATAGATCCTAAGACTAATGCAGCAGTCAAAGTTGTACCTGCTAGGGATCTATGGTGGCAACTAATACACACCAGAGCAGAAACAGGAGAACCTTATATAGTAAATATAGACAGGTGTAACGAAGCTATGCCTGATGCACAGAAAAACATGGGGTTGAAAGTACACCAGAGTAACCTGTGCTCAGAGATTACCTTAGCTACTGATGAAGAGAGAACTGCCGTTTGTTGTTTGTCAAGCGTTAACTTAGAGTACTTTGATGAATGGAAGGATGTGCCAACTTTTATACCTGATTTAATCAGGATGTTGGATAATATAATACAGCACTTTGTTGATAACGCTGTAGACACTTTACCTGAACCTCATTTTTTAATGCCTAACAACATAAAGGAGTTTATGAAATATGTCAAAAAAGAACAAAAAGGCTTCGCTAAAGCCGCTTATTCAGCATTTAGAGAACGTGCGCTTGGCCTTGGTGCGATGGGTTTTCACAGCTACTTACAACGTAACGGAATACCTTTCGAGGGCCTTTACGCTGCAAGTTTCAATAATAAATCATTCAAACACATCAAGGAATCAGCTTTTATCGCTTCTCTTAGCTTGGGTGAAGAACGTGGAGAAGCTCCTGATATGCGTGGTACTGGTTTGCGTAATTCCCACCTTCTCGCTGTTGCTCCTAATGCTAGCAGCAGTATTATATGTGGTGGAACAAGTCCTTCTATCGAGCCATCTAGGGCTAACGTATACACGCACAAGACTCTTTCGGGATCATTTAAGGTAAAGAACAAATATTTAGAACAGTTACTGGAGAGTAAAGATCTCAACAATGAAAAGACGTGGCGTGATATTTCAGCTGCTGAAGGTTCTGTTGAGGGCATTGAAGAACTATCTGAAGAAGAGAAGGCAATCTTCAAGACAGCCCCGGAGATAAACCAAATGTGGGTGGTAGATCATGCACACCAAAGGCAGAAGTATATCTGCCAAAGCCAGAGTGTTAACCTTTTCTTTGTACCTCCAAAGTCTGAAGCACCTCAGGAAACACATGATGATTACTTGAATTACGTCAACAGCGTTCATTGGGTTGGTGCTAACAAGCTAAAATCTATGTATTACCTGCGGTCTGCTGCTGCTAGGAACTCAGAGAATGTTA